ACCGTTGCGCTGATTACCGGTGCCGCTAGTGTTACCTTCAACAATAAAGCAATTCTTTGGTCCTACTTTTACGACGATTCCAATATGAGAAATCCGGTCGATGCCATCGTGTGGGAAATCCATAAATGCTAAATCACCGGGCGCAGGGTCTTGTGTCCAACGACCGACATCTTTCATGCGTTGCGCTCCGGCCGATGTAGATACCATTGATGGCAATCTAACGCCCGCCTTTTGGAAGCACCAATTAACGAACGAACCGCACCAAGGCAAGCCATCGGCCCCAGTGTGTTTTCCGTATTTTGTTATGTTAACCGGCTCTTCAACATAACCGATTTCTTCCAATGCGATTTGGCAGACGCGTTGCGCTGTGCCTTCTGTGTAGGTCATAATCTTAAGGGATTGTGCTAGAAGAATACAGGCGGTTTAGGGCTTGGCAGCAACGCTTCAATTTCGTCATCTGTCAAGGCCAATTTTTTATAGGCCTCTATTTTAGTATTGCGTAAAGATTCGGCTTCTGCTTTTGCTTGCTCTTTTACAATTAAAGCCTTAGCGACTCGCTCATCGTATTCCGCTTGCTCGGCTTCTGTCATATCGCGTTGTATATGTATTCCAGTTGAATGGTTGTAATGAGATATTTGGGTCATTTTTAGGCCTTTGCTAATCCATAGACAGTTACATTTCCTGATGAGGTTCCAGTTGAAACCTTTAACACAAATCCTGTGTAATTTCTAGTCGTTGTCGCGATTCCGCCAAACTTATACTGCTCGCCATTAGGGTCACAAAATCCGTGACCTGACCAAATGCCCATAATGGAACTGCCAGTTCCAACGCGCTCAATGTTCATTACAATGAACGAACCATTGTTTTCGCCCAGCAAATCGTAAAACTTAAATTCTGCCGCATTACTTGTTCCAATATGTCTTAATGTTGCTGAATTGTAAGCGGTGCCAAAAGAGCTTCCGTAATAGGCAGCAGTTTCAGTGCTTGAACCATAACGAAGCTGCAATTCAGGGTCATTACCAAAAGCGCTGCCTATCCAATTTTCAATAACTATCATATAATTGGTATAAGTGCTAGTAAATACGTCATCGACTGTGTGAGATGCTGCGGCTGACCAACTTGTTTTAGAGATAAAAGTCATACCAGCAGAAGCAGCGCCCCACTCAGGAGCAGTTGCGCCAGAATTAACTTTAAGAACCTGCCCTGCAGTTCCAATGCCTAGTCTTGTTACTGCATCAGCACCAGTTCCATAAATTAAATCTCCTGCGGTTGTTACTACATCTGTTGTCGGATCAACTGCCCACTCAGGCGCAGTAGCACCGCTATTTACTTTTAATACTCTCCCTGCTGTTCCAATGCCGAGTCTTGCTACAGTGTCGGCTGCCGTTCCGTAAAGTAAATCACCAGCAGTTGTAATTAAATCGGTGGAACTATTAGTGACGATTGGTATTGGGCCAGTACCACTGGCGATTGAAATTCCTACTCCAGCCTGTACTTCGGTTATGTCGCCGACGTTAGGAGTTACAAAGCTAAAATCTAAATCTGTATTTGAAGCCTTAGTTAATACTTGACCGGTCGTTCCACCTTTTAAATCAACAAAAGATGAATCGATCGAGTTACCAAGTGTCCGGATAGCGGCTGCACCATCTTTTACAAGGTCGGTGTCTGCTGGCGTGGCCCAGTTAAAGTTCGTTGTATTTGGCATAGGTCTCCTTTATGCGACAATCGTAGCGTTGAGCCAGTCAAGCGTCGGCGATAACGTGGCCCATTGTTCGACGACCGGGACCGAGTTCCAACGGAAGGCCTGCAAGCTAAAGGCAATCGGGCTGACCGTCATCCGCAGACTCAGAGATTTATAGCCCGCCGAAAAGGTCCAACCTTCGACGAATCCCTGGAATTCTCCATCGACCATATTTCCCGGCAGATTTTGGATGTTTACCGGTAGGCCCATAAAGACCTGAAGTAGGGCATCCCGGTCGGCATTGTCGATGTCGGTGGAGCCGAGCGGGAAAGTTACCTGCGTAAATTGGAACTGTGGATACGCTCTAATAAGTAGATAAAAGGCCGCCTGGTCTTCGGCGTCGTTTTGATTCTTCAGGGTCGTCCGAATATTGGTCGCCAATTGCCCATATTCGCTAATCGAGGCGGCCTCGCTATCTGTTACTGTTGAATTACCGGATGAGGTATAAGCGATGGTTATCGAGTTACGGACGTCTCCGGCTCTTTTAGTAACGGCCATCCCAGGTGCGAGGGCGTGGCTTCCGTCTAAGTCTACATAGCCATAGGTGGCTAGATATTGTCCGCGATGCGTCGAGTCCGCATAACCGATACGACCAGAGGCATCCTCATAAAGGTAACCCAGGCCAGAGGTTGCTATCCCAGCAGCTAAATCGTAGACGTTATCGGTAACGCCGTTCTGAGAATCCAGGTCGTAATCTCCAGGTTGGTCTATCTCTCCAAGTCCAGAATTTTCTGCATCTTCCCATTGGACCGCAGGATCATACGCGTTCCAAGTTTCAGCAGCTGGAACTTCGTTCCATTGATTAAATAGAACGGTATTTAAAAGCGCATAGATTTGGTCGCCATCAAAATCGCTGGCAATATTGCCTTCAAAAGTCGCACGGGCTAACCGCGCCAAAGCTCCGACGGCGATAATGTTGATGTTTTGCCTAGTGGCATTCGTTCCGCTTGTGCCGACTTGAATCGCTAAATCGGTTATGAATCCACCGAATAAAGGGACATAAGTTCCGTTACTTTTCTTTATTTCTATCGTCAGACCATCGTTAATTTCATAAGGAATCGAGGTCTCGTTAGTTTCGACAAGTGTTATGTTGCAGTAGCCGGCGGTAGGCTGCGAATAAATGTCAGTGCGACCGCTACTAATCGTCAGATTGCTTAGCGTTGCAGTCGTAATTTCCGTCTGGTTTATTTTGACCCGCCATTCCGGGACCCAGAGCGTCATAGGATTAGCTGAGACCCGCCGGCCCCAGAACGATACTGCGCCTCGTTGAGAGCATCGACAACGGCTTCAGCGAAGGCGGGCTTATCAATAATGCTTGGCGCGTTAACGTTGATTGTCAGACTGCGTTCTTCTCCCATCCGAAATCTAGCTGGGTCGAATGTAGGACCTATCGGCAAAGCTAAACCTGCTCGCGACCCTGTCTCTTCAAAGGCTCTAAATCCAGCGACGTCAGGAGTTCCTCCGATTAATCCTCTAAAACTATTAGCAAAAGCATCGCCTATCTCTTCTGCACTTTTTTTCGTAACCTCGACGGCTGCGGGCTTTGCAGTAGTTGCCACGGCTGCACCGCTAACGACCGTCGCTCCACCTGTTACGACTGCGCCTCCACTTACGACGGTTCCGCTAGGTGTAACGGTTGTCCCGGCCGTGAATCCTTCAGGTAGGCTTTCTGCTCTCACCGTGTTACCACCGGCCAAAGCGGCCGCGTTCGCCTGATTATCAAATAACCGCGTAGCTGCGATTATGGCTCCAACGAGGGCAGCAGCTGTGCCAAGTCCGGCTAATGGATTCAAGGCAAATCGCGAGGCTATTGCCGCCGCCGCTGCACTATTTCTTAAAGCCGTGTAAGCAGCAGCTAATCCCTGGATTAATAAAATTGTAGCTGAGACGCCTGCGGCGATTTTATTTACAACGAATAGAGTTGCGATAACACCTGCGACAATAGTTAATTCGTCTTTAAACTCGATGATCGTATCGATTAAGCCCCTGATTTTTTTGCCCCATGCTTCCGCAGTCTTTTGGGATTCAGTTAACGAACCTTTTACGCTTTTCTTACCGGTTAAACCATCAATGAATGAATTTAAAGCAGGAACAAATTTTTCTAAAATAAACTTCGTCAATTCCTGAACGACCGGAAGTAACGCTGCTCCGACCGACTCTTTAGCTTCGTCTAATGCGATTTGTACGCGTTCAAGTTGCTTCTGAGTTGATTGCCCAGCGTTCTCTGCAAAGTCTCCAAAGGTTCCGTTTAATTGCTGAAATATGGCATCGAAATTTTTACTCTTTAAAGTGCTATCGTCTAGGCCAAGTCCTAACCTGCCCAGAGACGTAGTATTCCCGTCGTAAGCACGTCCCAGAGCATTGCTGACGGCCTCTAGTGGTTTACCTGTTGCAGTTGATAAGTCTAAAGCCAGATTAAGTAATTTTTGAGCTTCTTCGACATCATTCGTACTTCTGACAAGTCTTGAGAAGGCCGGCCTAAGATTGTCGTCTGTAACTCCCACGGCGATGCTTGTCTGCGTTATGTAATCTTCGACTCCGGCTATCTGCTCGGCCGTGGCCTTTGTAGTGCTGCGAATCGTCTCAGCTAATTTAATCTGCGCTGCTTCGTCCTCAGCCGCTGCCTTTACCGCGCTAACGGCAAAGGCGGTTATGGCGGCTCCGGCGACTGCAAAGGCAGCAGCGGCTTTCTTGCCAAATTCAGTGGCTTTTTCGCCAAAGGTCTCAGTATCTTTTTCTGCGCCTTTGAGACTTTTTACAAGGTTCTCGGTGTCGCCTAATATCGTGAGCTTTAAGGTGCGATTACCGGCCATCAGTATTTACTCACTATCTCTGCGAATCGACGTTCCCACCTTGCTACAAGTTCTGGCTGGATTCGACGAAGTGTCGGATAGATAAAGTAACCGGTGCCGCCACGTCCGCTGCGCCCTGAGTATGACGGGAACTGCTTAAATCTCTTGGAGCCGAACTCCAATCCGTAAACTAGCTGCTGTGTCGTGCCGCCGCCGCTAAATCTCTGCGTTGCGAACCCGTATGAGAACTCGCCGATTTTGCTTGACTTTGATACGCGAACGCCGGCTGCTACGCGACGAACTCCGAGGGCAGATACGGTGCGACCTAGTGAAGCTACTTTAATCTCATTAGCTGCATAAGTTGCTAGTTCGCCGCCGATTTCTTTTGAAGCAGCTACGCCTTCTTCGTCCATCGCTTTAAATGATCGTGTGATTTTGCGAAGTTCCGCTCTATCGTATGCGATGCCTTCACTTGCCACGTCTATCTCCTAAAATCTCGATGGCCGTCAGGATGTCCTGCTCGTCCGTCCAATACTGCATCGGAATCTGCGTTGCGAGAGATAACTCGACGATTAGTCGGCCGATGCTCCCGCGCTTGTGGCTTTTGGGTCTGCGTCTCCGGCGGTTACATCTGCAACCGTATCAATCCAGATGTCGAATGATTTGATGGGTTTACCTGGATTTTCTCGCTTTGAGGCGTGATAGGCCAAGTACATCAAATCCCAGATTCCGATTGCTTGCGAAGCCTGGCTGATAGTTTTGCCCGTTTGCTTTTCCCATTTTGCCCACTCAGGAGGACGAGCGACATAAGTCTCTTGTTCTCCTGAGTTAAATTCAATTGTGATTGGTAATTTCATGCTCCTGATTTCCTATCTTAGGTAAATGACTCGGTTGGTTTTCCAATTACGGTGAACGACAGACTTACTGTCTGAGCGTCCGGACTTGTTCCGCCTACGCTTGGATAAATTGGCAGAACGTTAAAGGTAAAGACTGCGCCGGTTACAGCGGTTAGGCTGCAAGCCAGAGCGGTGTTAGGTGCCGTCTCCGCTGCGGTCCATAGAGCTTCGCAGAGAGAATCTGCTGCGCCCCAGTCGGCCAACATCTCGACATCGAAAGTCCACTGAGAATCAATAGACTTATAAGCCTTGTCATAAAGTGTGTCATAAGTTTCGATCGTGGTATCTGCGCTGAGCGTTGCAGTGGTTGCTTGCTCATCGTAATTTTTGGACGCAATCGTCAGAACTAAATCGCGCCCGGTTATCC